TTCGCATTTATTATCATCCTGACCTCTTAAATGACCTTGTATTAACATAAAAGTTTTATTGAAAGTATTAGAACCAGAGCTTGTGTGATTTACGGTATGTCGTGTAGCTGTATAAAATTCAATATCAAAATAATATCTAGACCCATTATAGCCTGTAAACAATGGTATTTGCTGGTCAGTACTTGAAGTGAGATTATCATCATTATCATCCCATCTATAATAACTTATATTATCGTGAACATTATTAATTGAATCTAACCACCGCATTTGTATATAATTCGTAGAACCGCTTAAATTGGCCTCTTTAATAATCATTTTGTACATTCCATTATCTGCTAAATTCGTGAAATCTATTTGTTGAATCGTATTATCACTTGATACAGTTTGTTTTGATATTAATTGATAACCTGCACCTACTGATCCATCTAAACTATATCTAGCTGTTGGTACTGTACCGCTAGTAAAATTACTAGCATTTAAACTACTAAGATCAGCAGCAGGTGAATCTGCATATTCTAATTGCCCAACGGCAGTACTACCGCTACCAGTTATACTTTTTACCTTTAATAGCTTACTTGCTGCAATCTGGTTATCAGGCAAAATGATTGTGTAATTTTGTCCTGCACTATTAGCTGGAGATTTTAATTTTACTCCATGACTATTATTAGAGCAATTAAGTTGCAATGTACCATCATTACTTGCACCTTTAACTTCTAAAGCTCCATTCGTTCCTTGTGTGCTTATTTTTACATTCTCATTAGTACCACTTGCCTCAATTTCATCTACATTTAAATTAGCCATAATTTTAAAATTAAATAATTTTTAGACAAAAGTCATAACAGAGCTAGAAGTAATCGTAAGAGTGGCACCAGAAGCAATAGTCAAAGGTCCTATTGATAAATAATTTTTACCTGATGTTGTTGCGAAACTGGCATCTAATTGATTTTCTGCTTCTAAAAACAACTCCTCATTACCTGGTCCTATTAAACCTGCCCCTGTTGAAGGAAGGTTTGTGAGTCCTGACCCATCACCAACAAAAGCTGAGGCAGTAATACCACTACTACCAAAAGTTCCTACTTCAGTCCCGTCTGAAACTAATCCGACAGTACCAGATGCTTTTCTATATAATCCTGTGTCTGTATCTGCACTGAAAGTTATAGAGGGAAGACTACTTGATCCCGCAGGAAATGACCCTCCTGCATTTATGTAATCAGCAGTTGCATATATTATTCCAAAGAATGCTTGACCATTCGCAGGAGCCGAACTAAAAACTATGTTCGTTCCTACTAAATTAAATCCTGAAGACCCAGTAGGATCTGGTTCTTGAATAACACCATTTACAGATATTAAAACTTGTTGAGGCGATTTTGGAAAAGGAGAAGGAGCAGCACCTGAAACTTGTAAAGCAAAACTTGTAGTACTCCCATTAAAACCACTGCTTATGTCATCAATTAACCTGTAATCTTCAGCAGAGCGAATAGTATTTCCAATATATGGCATAGCAGATTAACCTAGAAGTCTTCTTAATTTCTTTAATTATTTTAAGCTCAGTAAATATGGGACTTTTTAACTATTAGGTCCTAATGTAGATGGCTGAGTAGGCCAAACTACATCTGTAATTACGGTATATGTTTGAGGAATGTCTCGTAAATTTTGTCTATAAGCAGACCACTGAGCCTGATCAACAGAACATCCTGGAATAACAGTCCAGTCTGTAGATTTTAAAATATAATCTCTTTTTTTTCTAATATTTTCCCAAGTTGAATCATCTAATTCTAATACTTTTTCTCCATAAACTATAATTTCAATAGCCTCAACTTTTGATTTAAGACTTTCAAAATTGTCAGATAAATTTACTAGATCATTATTAACTGATAATCCCATTTTATGTCTGTTCTAAATAACTTACGGAAACGTCAAGAGTACTAGCACTATCAGTTCTTACTCTTAAAACATCACTAGATTCCATAATTACCTTTGATCCACTAATTAATTCCAATGAAGAGCCGGCTGGCACTGGTGCATTTTTTAAAAGAAATACATCATCTCCTGAATTAGTAACTAAAAAAACATCAACGTCAGCACTTGCTCCAGTTTTATTAGAAACTAAAATACTTAAAAGAACTAATGTTGCAGAAGCACCTGCCGATAAGACATTTGCATTAGTGCTGGTATGTGCATCAGTTACACAACTTGATTTTGTATTGACTTTGAAGGTGTTTGCCATATTATCCTAAAGCAATAATTAGTGCTAAGTTTTCTTCAGAGGTGACATCACCAGTAATTGATAATTGTCCATTTATCTGGACATTACCTGTAAAGGTCGCAGCTCCATTAGAATCTATTGTAAGACGACTAGACCCACCAGTAACCAAAGCTATTTCATCATTAGCCGGACTTATTATGCCTGTATTAGGATCTCCAGCAAATTTTAAAGCACAGTTAGTAGTAGAACCTCTCTCTAATTGAGAATTAGAAGCATCCTGTCTTAATAAAGGAAAACCTCCAGTTGTTGATGCGTCATGTACTACAACTGTTTTTATGGAAGTATCTACAGTTACTTCTCCATCGGCACCTTTAAAATTGTTGTGCTCAGCTGTTGTCCCTCTTCTAAATTGAACTTGAGTTGCCATAATACTATCCTAACGCCACTGCTATTGCGGTAGCAAAACTTTCAGTACTTATTGTCCCATTACTGTCAGGAACAGTCATGGTTCTTGTTGTACTTCCTGTTATTCCAGAGCATTCAAAAGCTAATTTTTTGCTGGAATCGCTATTGTCTGTAACTCTGAAAACATTATCTGCAAACTCAGTCGATCCTCCTCCAACTAAAGCAATTGTTCCGTCCTGATCAGGTATTGTTAGTGTTCTTGTTGTACTGCCTGTAATTCCAGAGCAATCAAGTGCAACTATTTTTGTATTGTCACTATTGTTTCTAACTCTAAATCCACTGTCATTTGTTACTACAGCTGTTGAAGTTATTGAAGCTAATCCAGTAAATGTAGTTTGACTTGATCCTAATGCAACAGAAGAACTTCCGATAGTAATTGTGCTATTTGCAAGATTATTATTTGCAATTGATGAGGCAGTTGTCAATACTGTGCCTGTTTCTGCCGGTAAAGTTATTGTCACATCAGCTGTGGCAGCCGGTCCTACTAATGTTGCTGAATTAGTTCCATTATCTGTATCTTCTTTAAAAATTATGCTGCCAGCAGAAGTAGAAGATCCAGTTAAAGTTGGGGCAGTCAGACTTTTATTTGTTAAAGTTTCAGAACCAGCTAATGTAGCAAACGAATTATCAGTTAATGCAGTATTAAATTCTGCAGTTGTGCCAGATATTGTGTTAGAGCCAAGAGCTAATGTTTTATTTGTTAGCGTTACAGAGTTTGATAAAGTTACTGGATAAACAATATCGCTAGTTAATGCAACAGTACCGGTAGTGTTAGGTAAAGTTATGGTTTTATCTCCACCTGATGCATCAGCTGCTGTTAATATTATTTCGTCAGTATCAGCACTTGACCCTTCAAAAGTTATATTTCCACCAGCTATAGAAATAGCATTTGCAGCGTCTGCTACTCCAGAAACTAAAGTCGTTGCAGTCAGAGTGGTAGAAGTAAGAGCAGATAAACCTGCAATAGTTGTTGCAGTAGCTCCTAAATTGATTGAAGTGCTTCCTACTGTTAAAGATGAATTTGCTAATTGAGCATTAGGTATTGCACTTGTTCCTAGTTCACCAGTACCAAAATTATAAGTAAGTCCTGATCCAGATGCCACACTAATATGTGCTCTGGCTTCAGATGCGGAAGGTCCTGTATATGTTATTACTCCTGTCGAACTGTCATATGAAAGACTACCATCTCCTCCAGAATCAGTAACGGATACAGCAGCTCTTGATCTTGTATCAGTGTAATAAAGATTAGTATTCTCAGTTAAATCTGCAGTTGTATTACCAGCAAAATCTAATTTATCAGCAGATGAATTTAACTCTTCAAAAAGTCCAGAAACAAGTACTAATGATTTTCTCGTTGCCATCTTATCTCTAGATTAAATTCTTGTTCAGGAGAACTTATTTATATTTAATTATTTTAATCCCACTAAATTGTTAACTTATCTCTATAGGTGGCTCTGTCTTCACTACTAACGAAGCCGTAGTAGCAGCTTGTCCTACTCTCGTGACAAAATGACCTGAACTTACTGGAGGGTTTTTTACTATTGAACCAGCAGAACTATCTGATAAAAAATATTTTTTACCAGATTCTAATGCTGTAGCTGGAGTGACACCCTCTACAATACATCTAACTGTATTACCTGCAGATGTTGTCGTTTCTACAAAACCTACCACTCTTGCCTTATCTTGAGTGTCATTAGCTATTGCTTTACCTAGTTTTCCATCACTAGCTCTTGAAAAAACAGCATCCCCTTGAACTAAATTTTCAAAAGCTACTGCTTCAAATCCGTTTACTTTATTAGTTACTTGCCCAGGAAAATTAGATTTCAGGTCTATTAATACTTCAGTAAAACCATGAGCATTTGGAGAATAAGGATCGTAAGACATTAGCTTAATTTAACTGGGGGTTCAATTTGAATAGATAATTGAGTTGTACTTGCAGCCTCACCTATTCTTACGACTGCCTGTCCTGCGGATGATGGAGGAGTTACAGTTATTGCTCCAGCTGTTGTAGCAGATAAAAAGAATAAGTCTCCAGCGTTTAAACCTGAGATATTTTTTAAACCAGCTACAACAACTTGTATAGTTTCATTTGCTAAACCAGAAATATTCGCAAATCCAATTACGGATGCATTTTCTATACTTCCATCTGCAGCACTTGCTTTTCCTACTTGACCATCACTTGTTCTCATGTACAAAGCATCACCTTCAGTTACATTCTCAAAAGCAGTTGCATTAAATGTCACTCTGGCAGGAGCAAATGTCGTGAAGCCATCTTTTAAATCAATTACTGAGTCCACTAATCCTCTGTAATTAGGCTCGTATGGTTCACGAGTCATATTTATATTATTAGCTACCATTAAATCTCTCAATACAGAGATAGCTCCTTGTACATTGGGTTCGTATCCTGTTGCCATGTTAATTACATATAATTATCTATTTTAAACTGTGCCTACCATTATAATAAAAGTATGGAACCTCAAGTTATAGCTGCTATTATTTCAGGAAGTATCGGTGCTTTTGCTGGTATATCAAGGGCTTTAGGTAATTTTAATAAAAAATTAGATAGAAAATTTGATAAAATTCAACGAGAAGTAGATGATTTAAAAAATAGTGTAATTCACGATTATGTTTTAAAAGAAGATTTTTTAAGAGAAATGCAAGGTGTACATACTAAATTAGATAGAATTTTAGATCATTTGTTGAATCACACTAATTAAACATTAACCCAAGCAGAACTAGAAGCTAAATATATTTTTAATACTCCGCTACCACCTCCAGATGTGTCCCAATGTAATTGCCCATCAATCGGATTAGCAGGTTGTCCAGATGATACTGATGCCACTGCTTTTACAGATTGAAATGATGTCCCATCAAAAATTTTAAAAATATGAGTGCTTGCTGTATCTAGCCAAGTCTCACCCTTACTTGATGATGTAAATCCAGTTGCAGAACTATTTGGTGCAGTAGTGCCAATATGTACAG